ATCTCGCAAATGCTCATCGACGCCAACTGGGGGCAGAGCACCGGGACGATCCGCACCTTCTGCCGGCGGTCAGCGTTTGCAGGGGCGATCTTGCCGAGCCACGGCAAAGGCATCGGCGCGTCGAGCCAGCCGATCGGCGAGAAGAAAAGCCGTGGCGACCGCATCGGGCTCAACTGGAAGGTCGGGCAGATTTCTGAGGGGCAGCGGTCGTGCCTGTACGACACGAATTTCTACAAGACCTTCGTCGCGGCTCGCCTGCGGTTGCAGATGGGCGACCCCGAGGCGATCGCGTTCCACGCCGGCCAGCACGATCTCCTATTCGAGCACCTGACGAGCGAATACCCGGTGAGGACCGAGGCCCGTGGCCGGGTGGTCGATGAGTGGAAGATGGCGGGCCGAGATAACCACTGGCTCGACTGCCTCGTCGGCTCTGCGGTCGCGGCGTCGATTGCGGGCGTCCATCCGATTGCGACGGAGGCTGGCGGGCGGCAGCGTAAGAAGGCGGCGCTTCCCAGCGGGCCGGGCGGGAAAAAGATCATCACGCTCAAGAAGCTCGGAACTTGACAGCGTTGCCATGCTGCGAGGATGCCAAGCATCATCCTCACGACAGTTGACGGCATGGAGCCCCAGGACGCTCTCGCCATCTGCTACCGGCTCACGAAGCCTGGGAGCGAATTCAATCTCGAAGTGCGGCGGATTCTCGACGGCAATGGCTCGTCTGACACGCCGATTGCCCTCTGGCACGAGGACGGGGCGCTGCTCGGGTGGGCGTGCTCGCATACCTGGAGCAACCACCAGACGCTTGAGCAGTTCACGGGCGAGCGGCACCGTGGGCGCGGCATAGCCACGGCGCTATCGGCGTTTCTCTTGGGTGCTGGCGTGATCGACGGCGCGGAGGAGCTTGCGGTCTTCTCGCCCGTGACGGCCGACATCGCCCGGCGGTTGGGCGTCGTGGAGGTCAGCCTCTACGAGCGTCGTGACGGGGAATGGTCGTTGGTCTGAGGCTAGACCCCCTACGGTCTACCCCCTGTGTCGGTCTACCGTCGCTGTTATGAGCGACGAAGTATCCAACAAGCTCGCCGAGGCGGCAGTCGGCCCGAAGCGCGTCCGCACAGACGCGGGTGAGGTCGAGGCCCACGATCTTGATCAGATCATCGAGGCCGACAAGTACCTCGCCGCCAAGGCTGCGGCGTCATCGACCAACAAGCATCGCGGGCTCCGCTTCAATCGCATCATCCCTCCGGGGACCATCTGAGTGGCGTTTCTCGACCTGTTCCGAGGCAAGCAGACGCCCCGTCCGGCGGTGGTTCCGGTGGTCCGTGCGCGTTACGACGCTGCCGAGAAGGGCGACGACTACAAGCACTGGGCCAACAGCGACGCTTTCTCGGCGGATGCCGCCCTGTCGCCAACCGTGCGGCGGACGTTGCGCAACCGGGCAAGGTACGAACGCGCAAACAACTCCTACCTCGCTGGCATCTCGTTGACGCTTGCGAACGACCTCATTGGCACCGGCCCCCGGCTGCAACTCGACACGGGCGACGCGGAAGCGGATCGGCTCGTCGAGCGGCTCTTCTTCGACTGGGGCTGGGCGATCGACCTGCCCGCCAAGTTGCGGACAATGCGGGAAGCCCTTGTTGTCGACGGCGAAGCGTTCGGGCTGATGATCACGAATCCCCGGCTCGACGGCGTGACGCTGGACGTGCGGCTCGTCGAGGCCGAGATGGTGGCGACGCCGACCGAGCTCATGGCGACCACGATCACGCCCGAGGGCAACACTGTCGACGGCGTCGAGTTCGACCAGATCGGCAACGTCGTCGCCTATCAAGTGCTCAACTTCCACCCCGGCTCAAATTTCCGCGTCAACTCGCTGGAGTTTCAGCGGGTGCCGGCGGCGCAGATGGTGCATTGGTTCAAGCCCTCGCGGCCGGGCCAGCATCGCGGCGTTCCCGAGGTCGCTCCGGCTCTGAAGTTGTTCGGCCAACTCCGTCGCTACACCGAGGCGGTCATCGCCGCTGCGGAAACGGCGGCCGACCTGGCTGCGTTTATCCACAGCAACTCACCGGCTGCGGAGGTCGACGAGGTCGAGTCGTTCGCGGCTCTGGAGATCAGCAAGCGGACGCTTACCACGCTGCCCGAAGGCTGGGACATCTCGCAACTGAAGGCCGAGCAGCCGACGACGCAATATCCGGCGTTTGTGCAGTGCATCCTGGGCGAGATCGCTCGCTGCCTGCAACTGCCGAAGAACGTCGCGGCCCTCGATTCGTCGTCCTACAACTACGCCTCCGGTCGCATGGACCACCAGGTCTACGCGATGAATCAGCGCGTCGAGCGCGACCAGATCGAGCGGACGATGCTTGATCGTCTGCTCTCGGCGTGGGTCAACGAAGCCTCGCTCGCGGGCCTGCTGCCTGCCGGGATGCCGCCGTTCAGCGAATGGAATTGGGGCTGGGTCTGGGACGGCAAGGATCACGTCGACCCGGCGAAGGAAGCCAATGCCGCCGAGACGCGGCTTCGCACGCACACGACCACGCTCGCCGCCGAATACGCCCGTCAGGGCAAGCGGTGGGACGTTGAACTGCGGCAGCGGGCAGCCGAGATCGCTCTCCAGAAGGAGCTCGGTCTCTTCGTCGACTTCACGCCGGAAGTGAATTACGGCGGCACGCTCGACGAGAACGGCGACCCAGAGGGGGCCGACGCATGAACGAATACGACGACCTCGACGACACATTCGACCTCGTGGAGTTCCTATGAGCAGCATCAAGCTCGATACTCAGGTGACGTTTCTCCAGGCGGCTGACGGCGAGTCCGCGCCCGGGCCGAAGAAGTTCCGCATCGTGGCCTACACCGGCGCGCCGATTCGGCAGGGGTGGAGCCGCGAGCCGGTCGTGATCGACCTTGCCGGGATGTCGCTGCCGAGCACGATCCCGATTGTCATCGGCCACGACTACGCCCTCGGGTCGATCCTCGGGCAAGGCGTGCCGAGCGTGCAGGGGAACGAGCTCATCGTCGAAGGCGAGATCCTCGCCGATAGCGAAAACGCTCGCCAAGTGCTCGCCCTCGCCGAGCGTGGCTACCAGTGGCAGGCCAGCGTCGGTGCCGATGTCGGTCGGCATCTGAAGTTCGGCGAAGACCAAGCCACCACCGCAAACGGGCAGTCCCACGTTGGGCCTGTTCGCATCGTCCGTGCTTCGACGCTTCGGGAAACGTCCTTCGTGACGCTCGGAGCGGATCGCAGCACGGCTGTCTCAATCGCCGCCGAAGAGGTGGCAGAGGAGTCTTCTATGGCGCACGACGCCAGCGAAACGCCCATCGAGGAGCCCGTCGTGGCTGCTGCGGTGGAAGCCCCGGCGAGCGTCGCCGTGGAAGCCCCCAAGGTCGAAGCCGGTTCGAGCGACGAGCTCAAGGCACAGATCGAAGCCCTTACCCAGAAGGTTTCCAACATGGAAAAGCTCACCGCTACCCGCGACGAGCGTCCGGCGGCTCCGGCCGTTCACGTCTCCAAGGCTCCTGAGAACCAGGCGGCCGTGATCGAAGCGTCCTTCGCCCTTCAAGGCGGCCTCCCGCAGATCGAAAAGCACTACGACGCCAAGACCCTCGAAGCGGCTGCCAAGGTGCAGCGGTCGACGAGCCTCGGCGAAGTGCTGGTCGCTGCGGCCGAGGCCAACGGTTACGACGGCCCGCGCCGCCTGACCGCCTCGACGCTGCGTCCCATCATGCAGGCCGCGTGGGCGACCCACTCGATCGCCGGCATCCTGTCGTCGACCGTCAACAAGTTCCTCCTCGCCGGTTTCAACGGCGTCGAGAGCTCGTGGCGTTCGGTCTCTTCGGTGCGCTCGGTCAACGACTTCAAGACGATGACCAGCTACCGGCTCAACGGCGGCATGAAGTTCGAGAAGGTCGCCAACGGTGGCGAGCTCAAGAACGCCGCTGCGAGCGACGAGAGCCGCACGATCTCGGCCGACACCTACGGGATCATGACGAGCGTGACCCGCACCGACCTCATCAACGATGACCTCGGTGCGCTGACCGCTGTCCCGCAGCGGATCGGTCGTGGTGGCGCTCTCGCCCTCAACGACGCCTTCTGGACTGAGTTCCAGGCTGGCCACGGCTCGTGGTACACGTCGGGCAGGGGCAACCTGGAGTCGACGGCTGGCGCGCTCTCGCTCGCCAACCTGAAGAAGCTGGCGACGAAGTTCCGCAAGCTCAAGGATCCCGATGGCAACCCGGTCGCGGTTGATCCCCGCGTCCTGCTCGTGCCGGCGGACCTTGAGATCGCGGCTGCCGAGATCATGGGCTCGGCCCTCCTCGTCGGCGGTTCGTCCGCTGGTCCCAACGTGAACGTGCTCGCCGGTCGCTACCAGGTCGTTTCGACCTCGTACCTGACGAGCGCCGAGGATTACTACCTCGTCGCCAACCCGGCTGACCTGCCGGCGATGGAAGTGGCGTTCCTCAACGGCGTGCAGAGCCCGGTGGTGGAGACGGCGGAAGCCGACTTCAACACGCTCGGCGTGCAGATGCGTGGCTACTTCGACTTTGGCGTCGCCAAGGCCGAGTACCTCGCCTCCGTGAAGGGCGACGCGACCTAGTCTGACAAACCGTGACCGCCGGGCGGGGGCCAACTCCCGCCCGGCGGCATGATTCAACCAAACCCATTCCTCAGAAAGCAGGTGATCCAAATGGCTGATTACGTTCAAGGCGACTGCCTGATCGACCACACGCCGACCTCCGCTGTTGCGGCAGGTGCCGTGGTTGTGCTCAACGACCTGGTGTGCGTGGCTCCCCGTGCCATCGCTGCCAACGCTCTCGGTGCGGTTTCTGTCGACGGCGTCTGGTCGATGCCGAAGGCGACGGGTGCGATCGGTCAGGGTGCTCTCGTTTACTGGGACGCCACGGCCGGCAACATCACGACGACCGCGACCAACAACAAGCGTGCTGGCAAGGCTGCGAAGGCGGCTGCGTCTGGCGACGCGAGCGTCCAGGTGCTCATCAACATCGGTTGAGCACGCGAGTCCACACCGCAACCCCCGGCAGGTGCGCTATCACCTCCAGCGCGCCGCCGGGGCGTTGCGGCGGTGGCTTTTCTTGAAGGAAACAAATGGCCGACCTTCTCCGCTCCGGTTCAGCGTGGCTCGCCAACCAACTCAAGCAGTCGGCGGGGACGCTCTGTGCCTATCGGCGGGGAAACAATACGGCCCAGATGACCGCCTCGATCAGCCGCTCGACGTTTGAGGCTCAAGGACAAAACGGCGTGATCGAAGCCTGGGAGAGCCGCGACTACCTCGTGAAGACGGACGAGCTCCCGTATGGCGAGCCGAGGCGTGGCGACATCATCTTCGAGACGCTTGACGGCGTGGCGACGTTGTACGAAGTGACGGCCCCGCGTGGTGTGCCGATCTTCCACTACGCCGATGCGTTCCAAACGATCCTCCGCATTCACACGAAGCAGATCGACCGCGACATCACGTTTATCGTGACCGAGCAGGGCGACGAAATCGTTATTCCGCTGGCAGTCGACTAAGGGACCACATGGCACTCCAGAAGCGCGTCAGCGAATTGCCCGCAGTCACGACCGTTGCAGGGGCCGACCTGCTCATCGTGTCGAGCAACAACGCAACGAAGCGGACGAGCGTCCAGCAGATCGGGGCTTATTTCGCTGCCAACGGCGTCGCCGGCCCGCAGGGGCCGGTTGGCCCGGCGGGGGCTCCTGGTGCGACCAACTACACGCAGTTGACCAACGTCCCATCGACGTTTCCGCCATCCGCCCACGTACACACGATTGCCAACGTCACGGGACTGCAATCAGCGCTTGACGGCAAGCAGGCCGCAGGCTCCTACGCGACGCTCGTCGGCGGCAAGGTGCCAGAGAGCCAGTTGCCGCCCATCGTCACGACCTGGGAAGGGCTGACCGGGAAGCCGAGCACGTTCCCGCCGTCTGCCCATAGCCACGCCATCGGCGACGTAACTGGCTTGCAGACCGCTTTGGATGGCAAGCAGGCGGCTGGCAGTTACGCCGCCTCGGTTCACACGCATGGCATCTCGGACGTAACGGGCTTGCAAACCGCCCTCGACGGCAAGGCGTCTTCGAGCCACACGCACACGATCGCCAACGTCACGGGCCTGCAATCGGCTCTCGACGCCAAGGCGACGCCTGCGGACGTGACGAGCGCGGTGGCTTCCGTGGTGAATGCCGCCCCGGCATCGCTCGACACGCTTAAAGAGCTCGCCGACGCCCTGGGCAACGACGCCAACTTCGCGAGCACTGTCACGAACGCAATCGCCGGGAAGGCTGCTGCGGTGCATACGCACGTCATCTCGGACGTGACCGGACTTCAAACCGCCTTGGACGGGAAGCAAGCGGCGGGCTCCTACGCTGCGGCCGTTCACACCCACGGCATCAGCGATGTGACGGGCCTCCAGACGGCGCTGG